ATCACTGACTAGACGCGCTCCCCTCCTCCAATCGGGGGGACTGTAGCACCGTACCTGTGCTTGCTAGGGATCCTGGTATCCTGTCTGACTCCGTGCAGTCTCTCGGCATTCTGTTTAGCACGTAAATATTTACCCCTATCGGGAACGTTTTGGTCCGTTTAAAAGACACCACCCAATCCAGTTATAGTCCTGGAGACTACAGCCAAGGTGGTAAGAAATCCGGAGAGTCCAGACTCTGCGGATTGTACTGTGGGGTGAAGGAATCATAGTACTCTTCCAAGCACATTTGCTCCTCCGGCGTAACGCCAAAGGCCAGGTAGAATGAATACCTGGACAGTTGCGATACGGGTTTGACTGTGCGTGTCATGCCATGAGCAAACACTCGAAGCCCTGTTTCGTGGGCTGAGTCCAATCCAATAGGCCTGACACCAAGTCCGGCTCTTTGGAAAGCTCGATAGTATGACTGCAACACGGGAAGCCCACCGGTGAGTGAGATCCCCGAGTCACCAACACTCTTCATCCAGCGCTTGAAATATGCGCGGGAGTCGAGTGGCTTGATACTTATGGCATCCTTGGACAATGATTGAGGAAAATTTCGAACCATGATATAGGATGAACCGTCATAAACCGGGTGGGTTTGGCAAAATTCAATTTTCTCAAACTCATACACCGGTGGTTCAACTTTCATGGTGAAACCCATCTCTAAAAACCAGGGAGCCAGGTCGGAAATCCTGCGAAGGTATTTCCGCTCAAATATCAAAGTGCAATCATCGCCGTTATTGGCCAGGGAAAATTTTGGTAAGCGCCGACTGGCGTATGCGTGTACGAGAGCACACATAATGAGACAGTTGCCAAGAGCAGTGTTCATATCACCACTCATACGACAACCATCAACTTCATACTCAAGACGTCCATCTGTACAATAACCCACCCCTCTATTGGCTATTTGCCATGATAATAGCCTAGCCAACTCGGGGGAACCCTTGAACACATGCATATAGATGGAATGTTCCCATTCAAGTGCCTCACGAGATACATGCTGGTCGAAACGACTGGCATCTAGCCCGATTGCAACTGGTGACTGGTATTTTTCCCACTTTCTACGCATCAACTTACCACTGTCAGCAGCATTAAATCCCTTGAAAATTGTTGGTTCATGGAAAATTCTTGCTACAGCCTGATATAAACTCTTCTCAATAGGTTTGAGATACCTACCGACCTCAACATTGTAGCGCGGGTCTCGAGGCTGAATGACTCGCGGATCTGGATCGATCTTGTCCTTGAGGCAGATCTTCTCTGCCTTAACAAAGGCCTTGATTCTAGAGTCTTTC